GACGGGATCAACGCGAACGGAGTCGACGTACCAACCGAAACCCGGGGCCTGATCGACCGGGCACTCGACCCGGCCGGGTCGTTCGTGTTACAGGTCTGGTCGGACCTGTCCGGCCGACGGTCGACGACCCGGGTTCACGACAACACCCTCGGCGCGTACCACGACCTGTTCGACCCGATCTTCACCGATGTAAAGATCTACGACTGGTCGGGGCGTCTGATCATCCCCGGTACCCGCCACGACCGGGGCGTGATCGTCATTGCCCGGGGCCTGCGGTGAACTGGATTCTCGCCGCCCTGAACTGGGCACTCCGCCCCATTGGGGTGATGTTGGTGCCGAGGGCACCCTCGGCGAAGATGATGCGTGAGCACGCGAACGTGTCCGCGACACATCACCCGTCGGGAAACGGCCGAACCGTCGCATGGATGCGGACCGTCGCGGACCTCATGGGAAGGGACCGGTGGTGATGCTTCCCCAGGGGATTCGCGGGGTCAGTTCGTTCCAGCACGGCCGGGCGTACACGCGGGTGTCCCGGGTCGGCCGGTGGACGTCGATCAGCGTCTTCGCCCTCGTCCGGTACATGACGAACCATGGGATTCCGATGGACGCGCGGATCACAGCCGACACGTTCCATGACCGGCCGTTCCTGGAACTCACCTGGGAGACGACGTGACCGTGTGGGTGGTGATCCCCTGGCGGGGCGGGTGTGGGCACCGGCAGCGCGCGTTCGACTACGTGACCCGGTGGTGGGCGACGACCTACCCAGACTGGCCGGTTGTGGTCGGCGAGTGGCCGAAGGACCGGGGGCCGTGGCGGAAGGGCTGCGCTGTCCGGAACGCCGGGGTCCACCCCGGGCCTGACGATGTGGTCGTCGTGTCGGACGCGGACGTCATCCCGGTTGGGGTCGGTGAAGCCGTGGAATCAGTCGGGTCGGCCGGTTGGGGTCGCCCGTCGTCCCGGTGGGCTATGCCGTTCCGGGTCGTGTACCGGTTGACGGAGCCGGGGACACGGCTAGCCATCAACGGCGGGATCGACCTCACAAAACCCCTACCCCGTGACATGAACGGGGTGGTCCAGGAAACGTACGCCGGATCGGCTGGGGGCGGTGTCGTGGTCCTCCGGGGAGACGTGTTCAACGAGGTGCCGATCGACCCGAGGTTCGCCGGCTACGGGCAGGAGGACCTGTCGTGGTCGCTGGCGTTACACCGAATGGCCGGTGCACCGAAGATGCGTTCGGCCCCGCTATGGCACCTGTGGCACCCTCCGCAGCCCCGGATGCGTCGGGGGTCGACGGTATCCCGTGGTGTTGGATCGGAGGCCGGGTTGCGGTTGTGGCAGCGGTATCGGGAGGCCGCGACGCCGACCGCGATGCGTGCCCTGGTCGCGGAGGCCCGGGACGAGTTCGCACGACTGATGAGAGACGTTGATGTTGGTGCGGCTTGAGGTCGAGTTCGACGACACTGTGTTGTCGGTGACGCAGGAGGACCGGTTGATGAACGCGTCGTCGAACCGGTCCGGTGGTGCGGTTCTGTGCCTGGGACATGCCGTTGGGCAGATCATCGGCCCTTGGTGCCAGGTCCTCGACACCCCTCGACGTGATGATCGAGGAGTTCCACGAGGCCGTACTCCGGTCGTCCCGGCCTGCGGCCCCGGACACGCACCACACCTGTGACGGGGTCGCGTGCTGTTGATCGTCACCGGTTCGTCGGTGCCGTTGGCCGTCGTCCCCTCGCCCGTTGGAATGCCGGGATCTGTGCGAACAGGTCCCGGGCCTGTTCCGGGACGGAGGTTGCCGGGGCGATCGTCGGCCCGGTGGGGATCACGCCTCGGCGTTCGCCCTCGCAGCACGAACAGGATCCGGCGAGTTGCCCGGGGTGGCGTTCGCAGTCTGGCTTGGTGTCCTTGGGTGGGGCCGGGACGAAGACCGCGCCAGGGGTCCACCAGGGGCCGCGAGCGATGATGCGTTGCGGGCCGGCCGTGGTCGGTCCGTAGGTGTCGCCCTGGGCAAGGTCGACGATGACCCGGTAGGTCACCGACGCGGGGAGTCCCTCAGTGATCGCCTGCCGGATCGCGGCCCGGACGGCGACCGGGCGCCAGGTGGGTTGGTGGCGGATCGCGTCCGTGATCGCCGTGGTTTCCTCGTCGTTCTTCTCCTCCCCCCCCGTCGTGGGGGCGGCCTCGATGGCGGGTGCCGGTGGTGCGGGGGGTAGGGGGGAAGTACTTCTTGTACTTCTTAAAGTACTTCTTGTACTTCTTAAAGTACTTCCTTCTTCTGGCGACGGTCTGTTAGTCACTAAGAATCCGTCGATGGTGCGACCTGCTGGAACGTCGTCTTTCCGCTGTTCGTCGCCGTTGACGTGTTTCCCGTCGACGGTGGTTCCGTCGATGGTGGGGACGTCGGTGGTGAACGGGTCGTAGCCCTCGGGGCGGGCCTTCATGAACACGCGCCACTCCCACCGGAACCGGCCGGCTCCCATGTTGAGGCGGCGTTTGTAGAGGTACCGCTTGGCGTGGAGGCCGTTGAGGATTGAGGAGATCTTGTCGCGGCCGAGTTCGGGGGCGAGGTTGTTGATGCCGGCCCGGGACGTGTTCCACTGCCGGCCGTTACCGGGGCGGAGGGTGAGGAGCGCGGCGAGCATGCCGCGTTCGTGGAGGGTGAGGCCGGCGTACTCATCCTCGCCTCGGTGGAGGGCGTTCGGGGAGATCAGGAAGTGGTCGGAGATGGACTCGACGCTAATCCCGATCTCGATATCTGATGTGGCCATGATCACGGTTCCTTTTGTGTTCATGGAACCGAACAAGGTACGATCCGGGTGCGTGTTGCGGACCTACGAGGTTCGGTTCCGGTCCGTTCCCGGATCAACCACCGGGGACGGGCCTAACTATTGACCTCTACCGGACCACTGGTCACGGTGGGTATGATGTTTGTGGTGAGTGTTTCGCGGCGCTCCTACCGCCTCTGCGTCGGCGGTTTGTGTGTTGACGGGAAGCGTCACTCCGAAGGGGCTTCGGCTCGGGGGGTGACGCTTTCGTCGTTGGTGACGCGTTCACGGGCCTTCCGCAGCCGGATGGACAGGTACGACGGGTTCATGCCGAGGTGCTCGACGACCCGTGATTGGGTGCCGCGTCCACTGGCCGCGTCGATGATGCCGAGGATTCGTTCGTCGCGGCGTTCCGAGGCTTGGCCGATGGTCGCCTGGTAGGCGGCCTGCGCCGCGATGAGGGCGTTGCGGGCCTGCTTCCGGGCCGTGTTGTATTCGGCCATGATGTCGTCGAGTTCGTTGATCTCTGCGTCGTTGAGACCGCGTCGGTTGGGGACGTGGTTTGCCATGCCAACATGCTATGTTGCTCGATCGGAAAACACAACTTCGTTCTGGTCCATGCAACAAGACACGTAGCGTGGTGACCAACCACCAAGATCGTGATACCTTCCGGATAGAGGTCAACTCCCCGGTGCCGCTACGGTCCGGCCGGGTACGAGCCACCTCTTCGCAACGCACCGGTGCCGCTACGGTCCGGCCGGGCGTTTCACCACACTGCGAAGGCAGACGATCATGGGATACGAGTTCCCGTTCACCGTTCCGACGGACCTCTCCGCCGCGACCGACGACGAACTGACCGCACTCCTCACCAGCGTCCGCGAGCACGCCGAAACGTTCTCTGGTGTCACCCCAACCCGCGAGATCATCGACTCCCTCACCGCGTGCCGTGACCTCGCCCGCAACGTCACCGAGATCCTGTCAGTCCGGGCCGAGGTCCGCGCGCTCGCAGTAGATATCGACACCACCACGACTCCGGCACCGTCCCCGGCCGTAGCGGACGAGGACGACCCCAACGACGACAACGACACCGACGAGGGCGACACCGTCACGGCAGCCGCGAAGACCCGGAATCCAGCCGTCCGCGACATTGCTGCCCGGCGTACCGGAACCCCCTCCCTCTCCGACAACATCCTCCACTCCACCGTCACCATGCACGCGGCTGCGGACGTCCCCGGTCGGTTCTCCACCGGCCAGGAACTGGACGGGTTCACCGACGCGGTCAAAGCCCTCGCCTACCAGGTTGACCGGTACCCGCGTGTCCGCGACTCTGGGGCCTCGATCGTCCGTAAGGGTGCCGACGTCAAGACGATGATCATCGCCGATGACGGAACCGCCCGGTTCGAAATGCGGACGTTCACCCGGCACGGTGGTGTCGAGTTCCGGCGAAAGTTCCCGACGGAGTTGCGTGTCGCGGATGGTGCCGACGGGTTCCCGGTCGCGCAGTTCGCCGCGTCGGAACGCAGACTCCCCGGTGGTTCCCTGATCGAGTCGTTCCGGCAGCAGGTGAAGGCCGGACGCCCGATTACGGCCGCTGCCGGGTGGTGCGCGCCCTCCGAACCCATCTACGACCTGTGCGAACTGTCCTCGCTCGACGGTATCCTTGACGTCCCAGAACTCCAGACCGAGCGGGGCGGTTGGCAGATCCCGACCGGGGGCGGCCCCAATTTCGCTACCGTGTGGTCGGGGATCGGCAACTCGGGCACCACGCACCTCACCGAGGCGGAAGTGATCGCGGAGTCGCCCAGCAAGTACTGCTATGACATCCCGTGCCCGGGGTTCACGGACGTCCGCCTTGGGGTGGATTATTTCTGCCTCACCGGATCCCTGTTGCAGCGTCGGGGCTACCCGGAGGTTGTGCAGTGGTTTAGCCGGCAGGCGATGAACGCCCTCCCACACAAAATCAACATGGGGATGATCGCAGCGATCGTCACCGCATCCGGCCCGGCAACCGTCATCCCGACCGACGCAACCTGCGATGACGCGATCTCCGCCCTCCTCGGCGCGGTTGACCTCGCTATCGCCGACGCGAAATACCGCAACCGGATGACGTTCAACGGCACCCTCGAAGTCGTCCTCCCGATGTGGGTCCTCGTCCAACTCCGCGCCGCTGGCACACGCCGATCCCAGGTCGACATGGTTGGCCTCACCGACGCGCAGATCGTTGAGTGGTTCGCGATCCGGAAGGCCGTTCCCCGGTTCGTGTACGACTGGCAGGACGCGTTCTCCGGCCTGGCAACCGGCCCCGGTGGTGCCGCTGCCCTCACCGCACTGCCCCTCACGACCAACTTCCTCATCTACCCGGCCGGCACCTGGGTCAAAGCTGTACAACCCGTCGTGTCACTCGACACCGTGTACGACTCGACCAAACTCCTCACAAACGAGTACACGGCGATGTTCGTCGAGGACGGCTGGGCCGCGTTGCAGATGTGTCCCCTGTCGCGGCTCTACACCGCGTCCGTCGACCCCGGCTGCCTGTGCGTGTGCGCGCACTCCTGACGGTTGACCACGGTCTAACCGAAAAAGGAGGTGAGTGACCATGGTGATCGCTCCGCCGCAGGTCGTCCCGGCACCGGAACCGCTTGGCCGACGGTATGGGCTACTACAGACGGCTGGCCCGATCGACCTGCCAACCCATGGGTTGGCGGGGGGGATCGTGTACGAACCGGTGTCGTGTGGGTTCGCCCGTCAATATCCAACCCTGTGTCACACCGACATCAGGATTGGGAACAAGGAGTTTGACCCGAACGAGACACCGATCACGCGTGAGTCGTTCGTGGTCTACGCGTCCCTCGCCTGTGGTAGCGCGGGCAAGACGCCGACGGACCTCGAAACGAAAATTCGACGTCGCCTGGCCAACGGCGAGCAATCGGTCGCCGAGGCCGGGATGGCGACGATCCTCGCAGCTGGGGCAACCCCACTGATCGCCCCAGGAACGACGCTGACGGACGTGGTCGGCGAGTTGGAGCAATGGCTCTACGGGACCGATACGACGGCCCCAGCCGACGCTCAATACGGGAACGTCGGGTACCTGCACGCGTCACCCAGAATCGCGGCGCACGCCATGGACGCTGACCTCATCGTCCAGGACGGACCGCTCCTCCGTACCCGCATGGGCACGATCTGGGTGTTCGGGGGCGGGTACCCCGACGACGGAACGATCTACGTGTCGGGAAACGTCACCGTGTGGCGCGCGCCGGACGTGTTCGTGTCCCCCCCGCAGCAACTCCTGGACCAGACGACGAACCAGTACCACCTGATCGCGGAACGTGAATACGCGGTGTCGTATGACTGCGTAGCCGCGTCCGCCATTTACAACTGGGGTATCCCAACATGATCATAATCAAGGATGTCCCCGGCCTGTCCCACCGCGAGGTCATCGATGCCCTCCTCGATCTCACCGATCCGAACGATCCCACGATCGTCACCGGACACGGCGGGTTCGTCGTCGACGAGAACGTAGCGGAACGGTTCCTGTCGGCGTACCTCATCGCGGCCGGGAAACGACCCGCACCAACCGGGGTTACGGCCGGGAACGAGGCGCCAACCAGGCCGGCACCGGCCCGGACACCAACCCGCCGTGCGGGAAGAAGGAAGGAGGTCGCGTAGTGGCAACCTGCGTGAGTTACCTGCAAGGGCTCGTCATCCGGGCAACCAAACTGGACACGTGCGGAGCGCCGGTCGCCGGGACGTGTTCCACCGTTGTCTCCAAGGGCTTCATCTCCATGGAGATCGAGGCGGACGAGGCGAGTGGGAACGAGATCTCCCCGACCCTCGCCGACGGGTCCCGGTGCTACTACTACCTGTCGCCTAAGTTGCTCAACGGAATCAAGGTCAATATCGAGTTCTGCCAGGTCGACCCGGAACTGATCAACCTACTCACCGGGTCGCCCTTGGTCGTCGACGACACCGTACCAACCCCCGCGTCAATCGGGTTCACGACCGACAGCGCGTCGTATGGCCTCGCCAACGTCGCCCTGGAACTGTGGATGAACATCGCCGGGGGCGGTTGCGCCTCGGCGTCCGGCCGGAAGTGGGGCTACTACCTGCTCCCGTGGCTTCACCAGGGCACGGTGGGTAAACCGACCGTGGAGAACGACGCGGTCAACTTCACCGTGAACGAGGCGATCACGCGGGACGGTAACCAATGGGGCGTCGGCCCGTACAACATCCAGAACACGAGCCTTGGTGTCCCATCGCCATTGTTCACCGCACTCTCGACGACGGCGCATGACCTTCTCATGCCCGTAAATCTGACACCACCGACCGCCGTCTGTGGATGCCAAACCCTGGTCATCCCAACCTGATCGGATCCGGGCCGGCCTCATGTCAATTAGGGTCGGCCCGGATAGGGCGGAGAAACCATGACGCTCCCCATTGACGTCAACACGGTCACAGTCACCGGCACCTACCTCACCGACGACGGGGCCCCGGCCGACGGGTCGTTGATCTTCACACCATCGGTGGCGACGCTCCGCGACCCGGCGTACGACACCATCATCAAACTCCGCCAACAGCGGATCGACCTCGACGTCACCGGCTCGTTCTCGGTGGCGTTGATCGCTACCGACGATCCGGACTTCTCCCCGGTCGGCTGGCACTACGACGTCACCGAACGGATCGAGGGCCATCCGCAACGGGTGTGGATCCTGCAACTGCCCTATACCCTCGTTACGCTCGACATCGCGGATATCGCCAGCTCGGTTTCTCCGTCGCTGCCGGTCTACCCGGCTCCCGTATTCGCTGTGGCCTCAGTGGTCGGCCAGATTGGCGACGTGACTGGCGCCGAGATTCTGGCTGATGCCACGGTAGCCGCCGCGCTCGCGGCTAAGGCCAGCGATGCGGACCTCGACGCGCTGACTGCCGTGGTTGCGACGAAGGCCGCTGACGCAGATCTCGACGCGCTGACTGCCGTGGTTACGACGAAGGCCGCTGATGCGGACCTCGACGCGCTTGCCGGCGTCGTTGCGACGAAGGCGGATACGAGCGCGCTCGCCGCACTCGTTCCATACACCGGAGCAACCGGAGACGTGGACCTTGGCGCGAACTCGCTATACGCGGACAACGGTCCATTCACCGAAGGAATGGTGACGGATCCGACGATCACGGATGCTGCTGGAGTCGCCATATCGGTGACGTCAGCAGACGTTTTGATCAGGTCAAGTGAGCTGTGGGGTGGTGACGAACGGCTGTACCGCAGGACTGTTCCAGCGAATACAGCTCTGGCCGTTACCGACAATGCGTTGAACTACATCTACGTGACGTGGAACGCTGGATCACCAATCTATGCTGCGACAACGGATCGCAGTCTCTTGACGCATTCGCTCAATATTCCAGTTGGACGCCTGGAGATGTCCTCTGGAAGCATTGAATACAGCATCACATACGGCTTCCTGTCGAAGGGTTCAGCCGTAAGAAATATCGATAGACTAATGCGGATAAACAACGATGGTGGTATTCAGCGAGAATCCGGTCTAGGGATCAGTGAAACGGCAACACGAGTAGTGAACATCGGTTCAGGCTATGCGTGGTTTGGTCTGACCCGATTGCCTCTCGACGCTATTGTCATGGGTGCTGTTGGAGTTATCGCTCAGCTGAAGTACCACTCTGGCGGAGTATGGGCATCTTCAACGATCACCCAGTACAACAATAGCCAATATGACAATGGGACAAATCTGGTATCACTTGGTGTTGGACGCTACGCAGTCAACTGGGTGTATCGGAACATTATCACAAACGAGATGGACATCGTTCTTGGCAATGGTAATTACACGCTCGCCCAGGCGGAAGCGTCGCAAAGACCTCCGAGACCAGAAACTATCGACGCATTCTATGTTCTATGTGGACGAATCATCGCCCAGAACGGCGCAACAGCCTCGACGGTCATCGAGAACGTCTCCAGCACAGCCTTCACTCAGGCAGCCGTCAGCATCCACAACGATCTCTCCGGAATTCAGGGCGGAACCACAGGCGAGTACTACCACCTCACCAACGCACAGCACTCGACACTAGGGACCGCTACATCGATCGCCGCTGGAACACCAGCATCAAGTGGCGCGGCCGGAACAGCCGGGCAGATCCTCTACGACACAGATGCCATATATGTGTGCATAGCAACTAATACGTGGAAATATATTCCACTCACCTCGTTCTGACGGAGATTACGATGACGATCCGAATTCCGGTCGCGTCCCGGAACGCGGCGGCCAATGCGGTCGCCGACCTGATCGACGCCGGGGCGGGCTCCGGGCTGCTGCGGATCTACTCCGGAAGCCAACCGGCCAGCGCCGACCTCGCCGCAACCGGGACGCTGCTCGCGACATTCATCCTGAACGATCCGGCCTTCGGCTCGGCTGGATCCGGCACCACGACCCTGTCCGTTGCCCCATCGCTGTCAACGACTGGGCTCGCGGCGGGCGACGCCGGATGGTTCCGGGCCGTGGACTCGACCGGGGCGACCGTGCTCGACGGATCGGTGACCGCTGCCGGCGGCGGCGGAGACCTGATCGTCAGTACGATCACAGTCAGTATCGGGCTCACGCTCCAACTGACCGCCGGAACGATCACGATGCCGGCAGCCTGATGAGCAGACACTTCACCGGCCTGTCCGGCGACTACATCGACCTCGGCCCAGGGGCAGCAACGAACGTCGACGGAGGCCCCGGAACGATCATGGTTCTGTGGAGGCCGACCACCGTACACGAGGGATGGCTGATCGACGCGGAGAACGGAGCCGGCAGCCATGCCTTCTCGATCAACTCCTACACCGACGGATTCATCTGGCACACCATGGTCGGATCCCGCACCACCATGACGTACACGGCAGTTGACGGCTGGCGCCTCGACCTGTGGACCAAACCGGCCGGAACCGCGCCGGTCCGGGGTCACACGATCCTCCTCTCCGGTGGAGGCTGGACCCACACGGACTATGGGACCAGCGCCGACTCGCCTAACATCCCGACCACACACTTCCGCGTCGGCCGGCACTTCACCTCCAGTGGCGCACTCAACGGCGACCTCGCGGCCGTTGCCGTGATCGGCGCGAACCCGTCCGACGCGACGATCGAAGCCGCGTCACTGACCACTGGCCTCGCCCAGTGGCTCACCCTGGCAGGCGCCGACCCGGCCGTAGTGTGGGCGTTCAACCAGGCGTCCGTATCCGATCCGGTCCTCGACGTGACCGGTGGTGGTGGCGACCAGTTGGGGATCAGCGGAACGTCGATCGGGACTGACCCCCTTGGCTTTTCGTATCTCCTGTCGACTCCGACGGACTGTGCCGTCACGGCCGGCCTACCCGCCCTGGGCGCGGCCCTCGCCGGGACGTCGTCGTCAACGTCCGCGTTCGCCGTAGACCTACCGTCGTTGACCGCCCACCTGTCGATCGGGGCGAACATCTCGCCACCACTGATGACCGGTACCGCCGTGGTCCGCGCATTGATCGGTACTGCTACGGCCACTTGAGGAGTCACGCATGGCGACGCTAGTACCACTTACGATATGCCAGGGGAATGACGAGGTCATCGACCTGGTGATCACACCCGTCGTGCCGACGGACGACCTGACCCTCGTCACATCGCTGCGCTTCTACCTGAAGCCGGACGTGTGTACGGCGGACACCGACGCGGCCGTGACCGTGTTGACGTCGGCTGTCCCGGCACAGATCACGATCACGGCGCAGACCTCGACGCAGATCAACGCTACGGTGTACGTGCCGGCCGCGTCGCTCGCCGACCCGTACCCCAGGGTGTGGCGCGTCGACGCGTACTCGGGCACCACGCACCGAACAGCGTTGTACGGTCCCGTCACGGTCGTAGATCTCTGAGGGGGTTGCAATGTCCGAACCGTGTGGTTGGGAGATCACTAAATGTGGGTGTGGGGCGTGCTGGAACACCTACACTCCAGAGGTGAGGGAAACCGCGTCCGCGCTCGCGATTGGCGTGATGTGGATGGCCACGGCGCGCCGCTATGGCCTGTGCGATGTGGTCGTACAACCCTGCGCGAAACCCGTCCTCCTCCGCGAGTACCAGACCTATCCGATGGACCACCCCGACTACGGCGGGGCGTACATCCACCATGGCCAGTGGTACAACGGGTGCACCGGGCAGGACGAGGACGCCGGGTGCTGTTCCGGCTGTGAACTCGGCCTTGAGGGGCCGACCACGACGGCCGGGATCACCGAGGTCACGATCGATGGGGTGATCCTTCCCCCCGCCTCGTATGAGGTCATGAACGGTCACATCCTGGTGCGGACCGATGGGGTGTGCTGGCCAACCTGCACCAACTACTCGGTCCAGAATCCCCCCGCCCTTCAGGTCGAGTACAAGAAGGGCACAGCCATCCCGACACACGTGCAGAAGGCCACGGAACGTCTCGCCTGCGAGTGGGCGAAGTCGTGTGTGGGGAGTTCCGCGTGCGCGCTGCCCCGGAAACTCCGCTCGTTGACCCGGCAGGGTGTTGAGGCCGTGGTCGAGGAGTTGTCGACCACGGAACCGGGGCGTATCCGCACGGGGGTCCCCGAAGTTGACATGATCATAGCTTTGGAAAATCCCCACGGCCGAACCATGGCCTCGATCGTGTGGAGCCCGGACGAACGCCCGCCTAGGGTCCTCTCATGACCACACCGATCGTTGATCCACTGATTTCCCCGATCGCCGCTGACCTCGTCACCTGTCTGACCGCCGAGGCCGCGAAGATCCCGAACCCCCCGGCGTCCCCCCGGGTCGTGTGCCTCCGCCCAGGGGACCGGGTCGAACTGTTGATCTCCCAGAACGACGACGAGTGCTGTTCCGGCCTCATGTGGGTCCGGTGGACACGCTCCTACCCGTCCGGGCAACAGGCGTTCCCGATCGCGGACGACCGGGCAACACCGTGCGGGGTCACCCGGTGGGCGGTCCAGTTCGAGTTGGGTGCGGTGCGGTGCGCACCTACGGCCGACCCCGAGGTGCTGCCGTCCTGCGACGAGTGGACAGACACGACCCTCGGGGTCTACGACGACGGGGCCGCGATCCGGCGCGCCATCTGTTGCTACGCGACCAGCCACGAATATGACGCGACGGTCCTCCAAGAGGAGGGCCAACCACTGACCACGGAGGGCGGGTGCGTCGGGGTCGCCTACCTGGTGACTATCAGCGGCCCAGCCTGCGACTGCCAAGGAGCATCGACGCTATGACCCAGAAGCCACGACGTCAGAACCCGTCGACCACGACGAATCCCATCGACATCCCAACGGCCCCGGAACCAATCCAGACACCGACCCCGACGGTCCCGGACCCAACTCCGACCCCGACACCGGACCGGTTGTCGGTTCTCCGCGACTATACCGGCCGCGATGGGCTGCTCCCCGTCTTCGTCGCCGTGTCCCACGACGCGGTGTTCGAGGGCCAGCGCCTGCGCGTGCCCGTGACGGACCGGGTTGCCGGCCTGGTCGAGATCGGATTCCTTGAGGTCGAACCACACAAACCGGGCAACGAGTAGTGGCTGGGATCATCCGGGTCTACGTCAAAGAGGTCCGGGGGACCGTGGACCGGGAGGGCGCCGTGGCGAGCGCGCGGGAGGTCGGCCGGAGGGAAGTGACCGACATGACCCGGAAGATCATGAACCGGGCCACGATCCTTTGCCCAGTCGACACCGGGTTCCTCCGCGCACACCACCAGATAAAGATCAAAGACCTGAAGACCCAGGTCAAGGGCGAGGTGACCAATACCGCCAAGTACGCCGCTGCCGTTCACGACGGATCTGGGCCGCACATCATCCAGGCACGCAAGAAACGGGCACTGCGGTTTACGGCCGGGGGAAAGGTCGTGTTCGCGAGGGCGGTACGGCACCCAGGAGCCCCGGGGCGTCCGTGGCTGTACCAGGCGGCAACGGTGGCCATCAACGAGGGCTGGCGGTTCCAACGCGCCGTAGCATCTGAGTAGATCACCAAGGAGGGTCGTATGGGCACTGCCCGCTCTACGAGCGCGACAACACCAGCACCACGGAAACGCACGCCACGGAAGACCACCCCGGAGAAGGCCCGGCCAGTCGTCGTCGACGAACCACCAGCCGTCACCCCGGTCGATCCGGGGGCGGAACGGATCGCTAACCTCCGGCACATGCTCGCCGCCGAGGGCCTCGACCCCGACGCGGTCCTCGCCGGCCACCCGACGGTCACGGAAACCCCATCGGAGCCGGCCCAGGTCGAGGGGCAGGTGATCGGCCCGGTGCCGGAGTACAGCCGCGAATTCGAACCGATCCCCGGGGTCGACCTCGACGGGGTCCTGCGGATCATTGTCGACGCGCGGAAGAACCCCGTGACGGCCGAGACGATCATAGATGGGTTGCGGAGCCTGATCGTGGAGAACGGCCACGACCCGGATCTCGTCATCGCGGCTGCCCTCGGCGCGGAGACCGTTAGCGAGCCCACGGTCCAACCCAACGGCCTGGTCAACGCCGTCGTCGACTTCCGGGGCCGTCAGATCGAGGTCACAGCGCCGGAGATCGAACAGGTGATGGTGATCCGCCGAATGCAGTCCCTGTTCGCAAACGCGGCGAAGATGAAGGAGATCACGGCGGACGAGGCGATTCGGTTGATGGACCGGGCGTTGAAGGCCGTGTGTTCCGTGATCGTCAACTCGGACGACGTCGAGTTCCTCGAAGACCTGTTGCTCACCCGGCAGGCGAAGATCGAGGAAACGTTGCCGCTCCTCCGAGAGTCGTTGCAGGCCCTGGAACGGGCGAACGTTGACAACGGGAACCGGGCGGACCGGAGGAAGGCCGCGAAGTCGTCGGGGAAGACCGGACGCGCCGCGCTGGCCACGGCCGTCGAGTAGCGGACGATGAAGGGCAACGGCATTGCCGCGCTGCGTATGTGGCCGATCACCGTTGACCTTGGTGGGGTGAACTACCGGATCGCACCCTTTCCCGCGATCCGGTGGATCATCCCGATCGTCGACGATGACTGGTTCGCGATCGTCCCCGGCATGCTCGACCCGACGGACCGGGGGGTTGACGATGCCCTCGATGATGGGACGATCACCCACGACGACTGTGTTCGGGCGGCCCGGGATGCGGTCGGGGTCGCGGCCGGCGTGCCGTGGTGGTCGGCTGTGCGTCTGGTGCGGTCGGTGGTGGAGGCCCCGGATGTGATGGGGGAACTTCTCATGCACGGGATCGACGCGCAGATGGTAAGTCTCGGGGCGTTCGTCCAGGCCGCGTATCGGATATTTACCCGTGACGCGGACAAGAAGCAACGGGCGAAGATTGATCGGGACATCGAAACGGTGCCACCAGAATTGACGCTGGAGGAACGGTGGGAACCGGAGGCGGAAGCGTCCGGGTTCGAGGCGATGATGCGTCAACGGGGCGGCAGGCCGTGATTCTGTGGGGTCCGGCCGGTCACGGTCACGGCCCGTTTGATCCATCGGTAGGCGGTTGGATTCCGGGCGACGTGCCACATGTCGGCTACGGCCTGGGGGCCACCCCCGGGCCGGCCGGTGGAGACCGCCCAGGCATGGACGTCGAGGACCTCGTCCCAGTGTCGACGGTCCCATGACCGGACCCCGAACGGTTTTGGGGTAGCCCCGGCATGCCATAGCGCGTCGTTCGGGTGTGTAGTGGCTACCGCGACGTGCCGGATCTGGACGAGGGGTAGGCGGGCGAGGCCAGCGGCACCGATCCGTCCGGACGGGTGCCGGGCGACCACGGTCAGTTCGACGATCCGGGCCGGCTTGGTGGTGGTGTCGGTGCGGACGCGGACGAGGAGCGGCGAGTCGGGATCGTCGATCGTGACCGTCCCGGTTCGGTCGCGGCTGATCTGTGCGGCACCGAGGTCGACCAGTGGGGTTGTCATGACCACGGAATGACGATACCCGGATCTTCCGTGTTGGTGCCGCATCGGAACATGATTCGATCATGGCGAGATCGGGACAAGCTTCTGTCGAGGTCATGGCGGATTTTTCGCGGTTCGCCACGACGTTCCAGCGGGATCTGAACGCTGCGCTCCGTGGTGTGCGCATCGACATGACCGGGGTTGCGGACCAGATCTCGACCGGGGTCCGTAATGGGGTCAACGCGGCGAATCAGGAATTCCGGCGGTTGGGGAACCAGGCCGGGGAGACGTTCAACACCGTGGCGCAGCGTTCGTCGTCGGCCGGTCAGTCTATGGCCGCGTCGTTCGCGTCGGCCGGCCGGGAGATGTCGAACGTCGGCGACACGATGTCGATGGCGGTCAGTCTTCCCGTTGCCGCTGCCGGGGTCGCGACCATGAACGCGGCTGGAAACTTCGAACAGGCGATGAACAGAGTCAAGGCCGCGACGGAGGCCAGTGGGCAGGAGTTCACGAATCTCCGGGACTTGGCGATCGACCTTGGGTCGACCACGGCGTTCAGTGCGTCCGAGGCCGCGTATGCGATGAACGAGTTGGCTACGGCCGGGTTTGACACGAACGAGATCATGGGTGCGTTGCCCGGGGTCCTCGACATGGCGGCTGCGGGGTCGGTGTCGTTGTCGGAGGCGGCTGATATCGCGTCCGGGATCCTGAATGGGTTTGGGTTCGCCGCAACCGATCTATCCTATGTGAACGACATTCTTGCCCGGGACTTCCTGTCAACCGCGACCACCCTTTCTGATCTGGGCGAGTCGTTCAAATATGTGGGGCCGACGGCGAAGAGCGCGGGGTTGACGTTCACAGAGGTCGCGGCAGCGATTGGCCTGATGGGCAATGCCGGGATCAAGGGGTCGATGGCCGGTACCGCCCTGAATTCGTCGATCTCCCGTCTCCTCAAGCCGACCGCAGAGGTCGAGAGCACCCTCAAGGCGCTTGGTATCACGGTCACGAACTCGTCCGGGAAGTTGTTGCCGTTGGTTGACATCATGCGGCAGTTGGAGAAGTCCGGGGCGGACACGGCCGACATGATCGCCCTGTTCGGCCTTGAGGCCGGCCCGGACATGATGGCCCTGTTGTCGCAGGGGTCTGGTGCGCTCGCCAACCTGGATAAGGAGTTGCAGAACGCGGGGGGGACGGCACAGAAGGTCGCTACGACCCAGATGGCCGGATTCAACGGGTCGATGGATGAACTGACGTCGGCTGCCGAGGGGTTGATGATCGCCATTGGGGATGCTGGTCTGCTCGGGTGGATGACGTCATTGACTGAGAAACTCACCGAGTTGACTATGAAGGTGTCGAAACTGTCGCCCACGTTCCTGAAGATCACGACGGTCGTCACGATCGTGGCAGCTGCGGTCGGCCCGTTCCTCGCGGTCTTCGGCCGGATGGCTACCGCGATCGGTGAGGGTATCCTGGCGTTCAAGAAATTTGGATCATGGGCGTTGAAAGTCGCGCCGTGGTTGTCGGCCCTGGGCGGTCCGGTGGGATGGATAATCGCCGCGATCGTCGCCCTCGGCATCGCTGCCGTGGTCGCCTACCAGAAGTGCGAGGCGTTCCGGCGCGTCGTCGATCGGGCGTTCCGGGCCGTTGCCACGGCCGCAGTGTGGATGTGGCAGAACGCGATCGTTCCGGCGTTCAATTGGATCGTCGCGAAGGCGAAGGTCGTCGGGGCCGCGCTCGCCCGGTTGTGGCAACAGGCGCAGCCGGTGTTCGTCGCGTGGGGTGCGGCCGTGATGCGCATCTGGAACTCGGCGATCAAGCCGGCGTTCGGGTCGATCGCTGGTTCATTCAGGGCGGCGGGGTCGGCGATCGCCGGGTTCTGGACCGGCACGGCACAGCCGGCGTTGACGTCGCTGATGGGCCTGTTCGCGCGCCTGGCCGTGGCGATCCGGTCGTGGTGGGCGGGGAACGGCGACAACGTGATGCGGACGGCAGCGGCCGTCGTGACGTGGCTCGGTGGGGTCATGGTCCAGGTATGGACCGGGATCATGGCGGTGTTGAAGGCGGCTGCGGCCGTGATCGCGTGGGTTGTCATGAACGTCACGATCCCACTGTGGAAGGCGTTGATCTCGGCTATCCGAACAGGGGTCACCATCGTGATGTCGATGAAAAACGTGTGGATCGTGATCGGGGCCGTGATCGTCGCGGCCGTTATGATCGTGGTTGGGATCGTGAAGGTTCTGTGGGCTGTGATCACGACTGTGTTCACGGCCGTTGCCACGGTCGTCCGTTGGTTGTGGACCACGATCGTCGTGCCGGCGTTCGCCGCGATGGGGATTGTGATTAAGGCGTTCGTGGCCGTGATTACGTGGATGTGGACGTCGGTATTGTCCCCGGTGTTCTCGGCGATCGGCACGGTCCTGAACGTGGTCGGTGGTGTGATTATCTGGTTGTGCACGTCGGTGTTCGTTCCGGCGTTCAGTGCGATTGGTGCGGTTGTCCAGTGGGTTTGGTCGTCGATCATTCAACCAGTGTTTGGATTCATTGCCTCCGCTATTGGTGTTGTGGTATCTGTCGCCGTA